TGCGCCTGTGTCTTTAAATGCTGCTGCCGAAGTTTGTGCTGGCGTTCCGGCTGTGTAATTAGAACCTCTACTTGGAACTGCGTTGGTGTTGGTTCCTGAAGATGTGTTGTTGGCTGTGGTTGTTGGCTTCAAGTTGTAATAACAAATCTCCAACTCGTTTTTTGCTGGCATGTACCAATCGGTAAACCCGCCAATAGACGCGTCATTACAAAAATGTGCCGCTGGATAAACTGTTGAGTTACCGTCTGCCACCATGTCTGCTGTATTTTGTGGGCCGTCAATAACGCTGTCTGCACCCGGTACAGCAGTGTTTGCGTTTTTATATTGTTTTGACGCGCTTTCACCGGAAGACACAGGAGCAACAATTAGATAATGCGTAGCAACCCCGGCAACGCCAATTTGCCCGGCATAAAACCCGCCCTGATACGCCGAACCTATCGCACCGGGAGGTGGTGGCCCAAATGATCGTTGGTTCTGGAAAACTGCTTGTAGTGCGCCGCTCATGTTAATCCACTCCCTGAAATAAGCCACTCGGTTGAAGTCACTTTTACGCAAGTCGCTGAACCGTTTGCAGCTAAAGTTCTAGACCCTGTAGTTCCTGCTGGAGACAAACGCATGGTGTCTGTCGTGATTGCAATTGTCACTACACCCGCGCCGTTTTGATTGATAAACGTGATGGCCGTACCAATTGGATAAGCAACACTGCTATTTGCTGGGATTGTAAAAGTACGTGCTGTTGTATCTGCACTCGGGTGAAAAATGTGCTTTCCATTGTCTGCAAGAACGCAGGTGTACGCTGTGCTCTGACTGTTCTGCGGGATGTTGCGGAAACCAACAGCATCTGTACCGTCCACAGTCAATGTGTTGCTTGCGCCGCTAATGGTTTTGTTTGTTAATGATTGGGTATTTGTCAACGTTGTTGTGTCAGCATCATAGGCTTGTACATCAGTACCGATTAGCAAACCAAGCGCCGTGCGTGCCGCAGACGCATTAGCCGCCCCTGTGCCGCCGCTGGCAACAGCAAGCGCACCAGAGGCAGAGAACAGCGCGTCAACGGTGTCTAAATCTCCGTTAATTTTGGTCCCCCACGAGTCAATGCTTGCACCGATCTCTGGTTTAACCAGGCTTAAGTTGGTGGTAGTGGTATCAGCCATTTTCTAAAATCCTTTTAAGGTTGCCTAAGTATCTTTGACCCGTCCGCCAAGACGGTCCAGGTCTCTGGCGTATCTGCCTCATTCTCCCACTTCTCGCGGGCAGAGGCAATAAATGATGATTGAGCAGCCATTGCAGACGCCCCTGGTTGCACCCTGTTTACCGTGGCTACAAAGGCGCTTTGAGCTTGCACCTCAGCAGCTGCACCGATTGATGACACGCCCCTGGCGGTTGCGCCAGTCACTGAGTTAATTATCGCCGCTACACTGCGGGTTGCGTAGGCCTCCGCCTCAGCCACAGACGCGCTGGCCACTGTGGCCGATGTCTCGCGTATACGAACCGAGTTAATTTGGCTTGCGCCGTACTGGCCAGAGCCGTAAGCGTAGGACCCGTATGCCCGCCCGATTGACGTAGACGATATTGTGGCAGACGTCTCCTTGACATACCCAACGGCCCCGACAACAAACAAGCTCGCAGCGGCAATGCTTGCCTGAGCGTTCTCCGCCCCAGCGCCGTAGTTGCCAGCGCCGTAGTCGCCTAGACCGTATGGGTAAGACATTGTCTTAAGTCAGCGTGATGTCCAAGTCGCCGGCTGGTATGCGCAGCACGTCGCCAACGTCAATCACCTTGCTAATAGTTAGTGGCGCCCAAGCCAACATGTTTCCGCTGGTGCTGGCATCAAACAACGCGAGGTGCGTAATCGTGCCCCAGTTGCTACCGGTTGCCGTTGCGTACTCAACCGCCGCAGCGTTTGTGGCTGTGGTCGGGCTAGTGCCGGAGACCGTAAACGTGGTGGATACGCGGGCGTAGCTGTTGCCAGACAGCTCAGTGCCGCCGCCCGTGTCGCTTGGCGCTGCGGTAAATAACGCAACATGCCAGGCAGTTGGGCGCGTTGCGCTGCTGGTGGTAAAGAGCCAGGTTAGGGCTAGATTTTCTGTGTAATCGCTAAAACTTGACATTAGTTAACTCCAAATGCTTGGCTTCTGGTTTTCAATGCGCCACCAGCAGTGGACGCGCGCTCGTCTGCTGTTTGCATCGCTTGGATGGCAGCAGCATACAACGTCGTCCACACTGCCGTGCGTTCGTCGTCCTTCAAGTATGGCGCAGCTTGTAGCAACGCGCCGTACAAATAGGCGTCAGGACTCTTAGTAAGAATCCAATTTGATGTCAGCGTGTCCGACAGCTTATCCAGCCTTGCGTAGTACGCAAGCTCTGCTGTGTGGACGCCCGACGGTATTGGGTGTACCCGCAGCTGGGTTCCTACAATTGTGTAGTATTTTGGCTTTCCGGATGCTTGGTCCTTGGAGTCCAGCACGTCCATGGCGTCCATGGTCTGGAACTCCATTGGCTGGATTGGCGCGACACTGGTAATCTTAATCGACCGGACCTCTAAAAAATTAGCCGGAACCGCGCTGTACTGCGTGTCAATTGGCGCGTTGGCTCGGACCAGCATATTGCGGGTGCGCAGCACGCGCTCCATGCCGACCTCTGCCAAAGAGATAAATGTAGGTATCACCGCAGCCAAGTCATCACGGTTTAACCAATCAGCAATTGCTGACTGCAGCTCGGTGTAGGTGCTTATTGCCATGGTCTAGATCATACCTGCCCAGGACGCGTACGGAACACGCGGTTGTCTGAATCGTTGAGCCACTTCTTCATTGCCGCAGGGTCATCTAAGATGCCTTTGCGCTTCAAGTCATAAAATATGGCCATCGGTATAGATGCAACTTTGTGCATGTCACCCTGCCAGTTGGCCCGCTCATCAACTTGATTAAAACTTTGCTTATTGGACTCGGCAACGTCCTCGACATCTTGCACTGTTTGGATTGTCACGGAGCCGTCGTCGTGGTCATGCCAGTACTGCTTCTGGCCAATGGCAGCGTTTTCAGATACCAGGCGTTTATTGATTACTGTCATATGTAAAAAGGGCTGGTTTATTAGACCAGCCCTTTGTCTCTTAGGAAGTAGTCAAGTCAGCGGCGATGCCGTGAGCCTTTTCAGTTTTAACGCGGTGACCCCACTCGCACAACATCAAGCGCTTGTCAGCGTCGCCAGTCTTTGCCATCTCAATCGTTTGCATTGGGCGCAAAAAGTCGATTGAGGCGTACTCAGGATCGATCACAAAGGCGCTGCGTGCTGATTGGAACCGATTAGGAACAATCGAAACGTTCCCAAAGTCGCTGACGTAGATGTCGGCGGCGGCCACGATAGTGCTTGGCTTGGCGCCTGTAGTGTTGAAACGCTGGCCAGCGATACCCGCAAAGGCTGATGCGGCTTGCTTGTTAAAGCTGCCAACCATCAGAATCTTAGGCGTGCCGCCTTCGGTCCAAACCTGCTGGATTACGTCTTTCAAAATAGCCTCAGTGAAGTCGCGCTGGGTGCCATCATTGCGTGGGTCTGTTGGGACCGTGGTGTAAACCGGGTCTGTACCGTCGCCAGCCTTGTTGCTATTGGTCTTCAAGTAGGCTTGCAATGACGCAGTAGAACGTGCGGTTGTAGCGTCGCCAGCCACTGCGGCTTGGTTGTTCAGGCATGAGAACTCTATATCGCGCTTCAGCTCAGAACCACGTTTTGCGATTTGGTAAGACAACTCCTGACGTCGGCCGGCAGTATTCACCTTGTCTTGCGTACCAGAGATCACGACCGACTTGCGGCTGATCTGTGCGTAGTTCTGCAAGCGCACGGTTGCCACAACGGCGTCGTATGCGGTCTCGTCGCCCTCCAACTGAACGTTAGCGCCAGCTGCTGCCAACGAGTCGGTTTGGTAGTCAAACGCGGTGTTGGTGATTGTGCCTTTGCCAATGTTGGAAACGTAAGGCGTTTCCTCTGGGCTGATTGAATAAATTACATTAGAGAGGTCTTCGCGAATGCCCTTTGCGGCATATGTTGCGAATGTATTGGTAGCCATTGTCATGATGATGTCCTAAAAAGTTACAAGAATTTTTCGATCAGGCTGGCCGCATCTTTGATGCTTCCCGTCGATCTGAGACGCTGCTGCGACTTCTTGACCCCACTGCTTTTTTGGCTGTTGCCGGTGGTCCCAGGTCTAACTGACTTGGTTGCACTTGGAACTGGTTTGATCTGCTGCCTCTTGCTAACAATCCCGCGATACTCCGCGATGGTGTTAAGTGCAAGTAGCATGCGGTGATCGGTGATCCCGTTCATCTCTTGATCTGAAAATCCAATTGACTTACCCGCATCAACCCACTTCTTTTTTTGCTGAGACGCCATTTCTGGGTCACGCAATGCCGGTAGTGCTTCAATCAGGGCCGTCTTCTGGTTCTCCAGATAGCCGCGCATGTGCTGCTGCTGCTCCGCCTGCTGTGTCTGGGCTAGTCTTTGTTGCTCCGACTGGATGGCGTATTGCTTCTCCTGTCGTTCGCGACCTAGCTCCTTTTGCCTCACCCACTCAATTGGGTCGCTCTCATAAAGCGCATTCATATCAATAGGTGACGCGTCAGCTTGGGCTAACTGCTGCTGCAATGCGCCTAACAGTTGGGCGTATTGTTGCCGCTCTTGCCGCACAATATCAAACTCCGCCTGAGCTTCTTTACGCTCTTGGGCAAGTGCTTGCGTTTTGCGCGTGTAGTCAGCGGTTCGGCTGTAGCCGTTGGTCAAGTCTTCAAGTGAAACCTTAGTGTCCTTGCCGTCAATTTTGACGGT